GCCGGTGGTCAGTCGCCGGCGTACCGCGAACTCGGCGGGTAGACCGAGTCCATCGGCGGCGTCGCGGGCGTCGCCGGCGGCGTCGTCATGGCGAGGTGCGCCTCGATCGCGCCCTCGATCTGCTGCAGTTCGACGAGGGTGCATTCGGACAGCCTTTGGCGCGTGATCTCCTGCTCGCGCATCAGGGCGAACAGCTCGTCGCGCTTGACGCCGGCGGCCTTGCACCGGTCGGCGATGCGGCGGGCGAGGTTGGCGACCTCGACGGCCTCGGGGTCCGCCGGCGTCGCCGTGATCAGCGCGGGCTTCGGCTCGGCGGGCGCCTGCGCGACCGGCGCGGCCTGCGGCTCGCGCGCCAGCTCGTGCATCTCGTCCTGCTCGTAGCAGCCGAACATCACCTCGCCGGCGAACGCGCGGCCAGCGGTGGCGACGCAACGGGCCTGCAGCATCGTCTGCGGGTACTTCCTCCACGGGTCCTTGCCGCCCCACAGGCCGGCGGCCTGCGCGCGGGCCTTGTCCCAGGTCTCGACGTGGACCTCGCCAGCAGGCGACGTGAGGCGCAGCGTGACGGCCTCGGTCGTGAGCTGCGGCCACTCGACGCGGTAGCCGGCGGCGCGCAAGCGCGCGATCCAGAAGTCATAGCTGGCCACCGGCTTGCCCTCCACGATGTGGAAGGCGCGCAGGCTGGCCATCGGGCCGACGCCCAGCTCCTGGCCGGCGAGCACGCACGCCAGGATCTTGCCCGGGTTGCCGAGGTAGGCCCTTGGGATCATGCCGTCGGCCTTCGCCACGGCAGCCGCGAACGTCGTCGCGTCGGAGATCGTCAGGGGCTGGAAGTCCCGCGCGCGCGGCTGGCGCACGACAGCGGGAACGCTGGTTGCATCGGTCATCAGAGGTCTCTCCAGTTCTTGGCCACCGTGAGGGAACGGTAGCTGGTGGGCTGCACCGACGTGGTGTAGCCCGCACGGGTCACGACTCTACTGCTCACGATCGGCTTTCCGCTCAGAAATCCGATCGCGTGCTCGGCGTCGCCGAGCGTGTTGCGGATCTGCAGCTCGACGGCCTCGACCTGCGCGTCGAGCGTGCCGATCTGCTCCTTGAGCTGCTCGCGCTGGCCGAGCAGCTCGACGATGGCGTCCGTGGCCGGGATCGTCTTGCCCTCGGCGGCGTAGGCGTTGCGGCGCGCGTCGGCGAGGTCGGTCGCCGGCGGCGGCGTCATGGTCACGACGTACTGCCGCCACCACGCTTCGACCTGCGAGTGCAGGCGTCGGCCTAGCTCCGCGTCATGGCGGAACGGCACGGCCTCGACGCCGAGGTACTCAACGATCTCGCGCGGCGTCAGGCCGACGATGGCGCGCATGTCCTCGGGCCACGTCAGGACGAGGAACTCGCCCTCCTCCAGGTCGAGCACGTCGAGGTACCACTGCGCCTGGACGCGGTAGTAGTCGGGGATCGTGCCACCCCAGGCCTTGCTGGTCGTCTTGACCTCCAGCAGCGTCTGCCAGCCGTCGGCGTTGGTCGCCAGAGCATCGGGCGAGGCGTGGCGCCATCCGGCGATGGTCGGCCCTGGTGCCACCTGCAACTCGTGCGTCCGGTGCGTCTCGGCCCATGCGTCGAGGATGGGCAGCTCCATGCGCAGGCCGGCGCGCATCGCCGGCGTGTCGCGCTCGTCGCGGACGCCGAGGGCCTTCTCGCGCCACACGTCGAGCGGCGTGCGCCAAGGCGACAGGCCGAGGATGGCGGCGACATCGCTGCCGCCGACGGTCTTGGTGCGGTCGAGCATGGTCAGGCCGTCGGGGTCAGGAGGTAGAGGAGGAACAGCAGGACGGCTAGGAGGCCAGCGCAGACGGCCTCCAGCGTCGCGGGATCGCGGCGGCGGCTCACGGCTTGGCCTCCTGCTCCAGCCTGGTCGGAAGCGTTTCGCCCAGCACGCGCAGGCAGTACCACGACCAGGCCGAGTACAGATCCTGACGCGCTTGGGCGATCTGCCCCAAGTCGAACGCCTCGCACTTCGACATTGCGTCTCGGGCATCGCCGTAGAGCGACGGCAGGTCGCGGATCAGCGGCCACAGCTCGCGCAGGGCCTTGGCCGCGTCGAGGTGCTTCTGCATGTTGGGCGTGTCGATCACAGCTCGCCCTCCTGCAGGTGCCAGTACAGGCGGCGCACTTCGGACACGCCGGCGCGCGCGTCCTTCTCGGCTGCGATCTCGCAGGCGATGCGCAGCGTCTCCTCGTCGCCTTCGTCCAGCGCCAGATGGCGCAGCTCGTCGAACATCTCCGCTTCGGTCATTCGCTTCAGCATGGTCGGTCTCCTTGAGGGGTGGTCGGTATACGGAATCGGAATCGGCATCGCAAGCTTAATCGGCGAGCGTCGCGCGGGCGTCGGCGTGCAGGCCGTAGCGGGCCTTCGCGTCGGCCTTGTCGAGCTGCATGCGGCGCTGGGCCTCGGCGATGACGGGCGCCAGGTCCTGGTACTTCATCGCGCCGGTGCGCGTCGGCCACGCGACGCCGATGGCGGCGAAGACCGCGATGCCGGGCGAAACGTGCGTCAGGCCGAACACGTCGCGGATGCGGTCAGCGACTGCCATGGCCATGCTGTGCCCGCTCTGCTTCTGCAGCACGACGACGAACTCGTCGCCGCCGACGCGGAAGGCGTGGTCGTAGTCGCGGATGCTGGCTGCCAGCCGACGCAGCGCGGCGTCGCCGGCGTCGTGGCCGAGGTGGACGTTGGCGGCGTGCAGGTTGGCGACGTCGATCGCCAGGACGGCGTAGTCGCGCACCGCGCCGGCGACCAGCTCGGCGGCCAGGCCGTCCAGGCTGCGGCGGTTCGGCAGCCCGGTCAGGTGGTCGGTGCGCGCCGCGCGGCGCTCGGCCTGCAGCAGCTCGCGCAGGCGGATGATCTCGCGTTGGTAGGGGTTCATCTCAGCGCCCCTGCGTCATGTAGATGATTTCGCCGCTCTCGTGGACGACGAGCCAGTCGTTGTCGCCCTCCAGCGCCGCCGCTAGATCGGCCACCGTCTCGACGCGCGCACGGATGCGCTCTAGGCGCTGGTACTCGCGCGCGGCCTCGTCGGCCGTGGCCGCGAGGATGGTGCGGCTGCCACTGCTGTCTGCGATGCGGTAGGCCTTCTGCGTCGTCTTCTTCGTCATGGGTCAGGTTTCCGTGTAGGTCCGGCACTGCGCCGGTGCGCCTACTATCGGCATCGGCATCGTAAATGTCAAGCGAGCGTGCGAGAATCCGGGCGGGAATCTTTCCCTGGTCTAGATCCGGTCGATGACGACGGCGCAGCCTGGGGCCTCGGTGCCCTGGACGTAGATCTTCTGCACCACCATCCGGGCAACCTGCGCATCGTCGCACCAGATGCCGGCGTCGCCCAGCGCGTCCAGGACGGCCTTGGCCAGGTTGTCGGCGTCGGGCTTGGTCGTGTGCCACACGTCGACCTTGCGCGACTTGGGGCGCGGCATCAGGAACGTCAGATGCACCGACAACGGACCACGCAGCGGCTCCGGCGTCGAGCACTTCGCCAACGCTGCGCGCCGCACCTCGGCCTTCCAGCCGTCGGCCGTGTCCGGCGTGTAGACGCCCGCGTGCCGGCCTCGCGCGAACGCCTTGACGCGCGGCTGCGCCTTCGGCGTGCCCTCGACCCAGAACTCCAGGGCGCTCACGTCACCCTCCAGACGATCGCGTGGCGCCCGCTGCTGCGCTGCCGCCGCATGCCGCTGTCCTCGACCAGGCCGCACAGCACCAGCTCGGCGCGGCGCGTGCGGATGCCGCTGGCCGACTGCATCGGCGCGCTGCTGCTGCGGTAGGCGTCGATGATGTCCTCGTCGCTGCCGCCGCCGATCGCGCGGATGATGTCGAGCACGGCCTGCCGCTTCTCGGTCATCTCGCCGATCGATCGCGCGGCATCGTGCGAGGTGTCGGGGTCGGTGCTGCGCGCGCGGGCTTCGAGCTGCTGGTGAATCCAGCCGGCCATGGCCTGCACCTCGTCCTGCGTCGCCAGCTCGGGGTAGCGGGCCAGCGTCTGCAGGCGGAACGGCGACGGCAGGCGGATGCGGTCGGCGGTGGTCACGGCGTCTCCTTGGCGTAGGGATGTTGCAGCGCCCGCCGCACGATGGCGACAAGGGCTTCGGCTTGCTGTCGCTGTGCTTCAACTACGGCGGGCGTCCAATCGACTTCGCACCGTGAATCGGCGGCGCGTGCAGCCGCCCAGCACAGCCAGACCTCGGCCCGGTTTCGGTCGACAACGGCACCGCGAAGCAACGGTTGCGCTCGCATCCGGGCTGCGTACTGCGCAGTGCCCTGCGACACGATCGCGCGCTCAACGAGCCGCTCGCACTCGGCGATCCACTCGTCGCGGATGGCGTCGAAGTCGATGGCCGTGGAACCGCGCATCGTGAGGGCGTCGCAGAGCCACTGCGGAAAGGCGGTGGTCACGGCGTATCCTTCGCCGCGAGCGCGGCCTTGAACGCCGACCACTCCTCACGCGACGGCTGCACGACGACGCAGCCCAACAAGCTGTCGCTGTCGTCCTCGACGTTCGCGGCGACTTCCCTCGCCGCCGCCTCGATGGCGCGCAGCCGACGCACCTCGGCGAGCAGCGCGGGGGCGGCGTTGCGCAGTACTGCGAGGAAAATGCAATCGTCTGTCCTCGCGGCGTCTGCGCCGAATGGCCCGACAGTCTCCGGGCGCGCCCGGTGCTGCGTGTGCTCGTCTTGCTCGATGCCGTCGTCGTACACCCACGGCGCGGGCGTCGCGGCGCGTTCGAGGGCTTCCAGCTTGTCGATGTCGATGTCGGTCACGGTCAGGTCTCCTTGAGGGTCAGAACTTGTCGGCGACGCCTTGCCCGCGGAGTGCAGTGCAGCACTCGCAGGCGCAGGTGTGGTAGGGCGAGGGAAAGCCGGGGTAGTGCGTCGCGCTGCGGCTGCTGGCCGCTGCGGTGCGCCGGCGCTGGAACTCGCGCAGGCCGTCGAGGGCCTCGCGCGTCCGCTTCGGGTCCATGACGATGGAGCACAGGTAGCGACGGGCGAGGGCCTCGTCAGGCTCGTTGCTGCCGATGTACGCGCGCAGCAGCTCCAGGTCGTCGACCGTGACGCCGGCAGCGGCGAGCTGCTCGGCCACCTGCAGGCGCTTGGGCGGGGCCAACAGCAGCACGCCGGCGGTCAGCAGAGCATCCGCTAAGGTTCCCGCATCCGCTCTGCTTTCTGGGAGAGGAGAGAGGGAAACCTTCTTCTCCTCCTCCTCAGAAGAAGAACCAGAAGGCAGACCCCCCCTACCCCCCCGGCTCTCCACAGCTGGGGAAACAGCGGGCGTCCCGATGTAGCGGCGCGTGGTCACGGGTCAACCACCTTGGCGGGATTCTGCGGCGGCGCGCTAGGAGCCGATCTGCGGCCCGATCGCCGCCGAGGCTGTGGTGGCACACCCCCCTCGTCGATCGTGGCAGGCGCGGGCTTCTGGCGGCGTTTCCGGCCCTTCCGCGCCGCCCGCAGCTTCCGGGCGATGGCTTCCTGCCGCTTGCTGGCCCTCGCGCGCTGGCAGGGCACGCACTGCCCGTGCGCGGTGTACCTCCACGGACTCCCGCAGACGCGGCAGGGGTGGACACCTTCGTACACAACCAGACCGCTTGCGGCGGCCTCCATGCGACTCATCGGCATGCCGGACCCTCTACGGGATCGGCATCGGAATCGCAAGCGTAAACTGCCGAGGCCGCCTTCGCCGGCCCTCACCGGCGACCGACCGACCTACTGATGCACAGCATGAACTGGAGACCTTACTGCGGCTGCGACCTCGGCGTCATCAGCATGCCGCGCGGACGAGAAGCGTCAACACCACGCCGCATGTCACGATCGCGGCAGCCGTGACGGCCAGGCCGAAGGCGGCCATCGGGTCACGCGGGAGGAGAGTGCGGCGGCGTCGAGCCATGGTCAGTGGCAGCTAGCGTGCAGCGGGGATGGGCGGGACACCGCAGCGTCCTCGCCGCCGCGACGGCAACGTACCGCCGACGGGCGCCAGACGCTACGGCGGCGTGTCGCCCTGCCAGATCACGCGCACCGTGCGGCCGCTCCAGCCGTCGCCGTACACCGAGCTGCCGGCGATCGTCACCTGCTGCACCGACACCACCGGCGACGCGATGCGCAGGCCTCGGTAGGCCGTGGCGAGCTGGCCCACGAACGCCAGCAGCGCGGCGTCGCCCTGCTCGCGCGGCGCGTACACGTCGGCCAGCAGCGTGCCCGTCCAGCGGTAGCGGTCGCCGTTGTTGACCGCGGCGCATCCGTCCACCGACGTGAGTACGCGCATCCACAGCGCGCCGAAGTCCGGCACCGGGCCGTTGTCGATGACATACGGCACCGAGGCCGCCGCCGCCGCCGTGATGGCCGGCTGCCGCACCGCTTCCAGCAGCTGCTGGTGCGTGGTCACAGCGCGGCGATGACCAGGTGCAGGATGCGGACCACGGCGCGCTGCCAGGCTTCCAGCACCGCTTGCTGCACGCGCACGCGGTGCGTCAGCGCGCGGTTGGCGGCCTCGGCCTTCAGCGCCGCCAGCAGCGGCGCGACATCCTCACCACGCGCGATGCGCACCGGGATCAGTGCGGCGTCCTCGGCCATGGCGAGCAGGTCGGCGCGCACCTGCGGGTCGGTGATCTCGGCCTGCAGACTGCCGAGCAGCGCGTGCAACTCGTCCTTGACGATGCTCTCGACCTGGTTGGGCACGGCCATCACTTCACCCCGGCGGCGAGCTCGTCGGCGGTGATGCGGTCACCCCACGCGCGCAGGCCGCGCAGGTGCGTCGCCTTGGCGGCCTCGTCGAGCTTCGTGTCGGCGGCGAGGTACGCGACCATCATCGGCGAAAACCAAGCGTAGGTGGCGCGGTCGGCGGCGATGCGCTGGTGGTCAGGGCCACAGCAGCCGGCGACGAGCAGGGACGCCGCAAGCGCGGCACGACGGGCGAGGGTGTTCATCGTTTGCTCAGGATCTCGATCAACCGTTGTTCGCGCTGCTGGTACTCGGCGCGATTTTCGGCAAGGATGCGATCGACGGTCTGGCTGAAGGTGCCGCTGATCTTGCTGGCTGCGTCGAGGTGCTGCGACACGACGCGCTCGTGCGCGGCGCGCATGGCTTCCTCGCGTTTCAAGAAGTACCACGCGACGCCGAATGCGAGACCTCCGGAACCGACGCCGAGGAACTTGTCCCACGGGATCGAGACGAGGTCTTGCGCGGGCATTCCTGCTTGGGTGACGATGGCGACGCTGCCGCCGGCGACGATGCCGGCGAGGGTGGATAGAACGCTGTGGGCCATGTTCACGGGTGTAGCCTGCTCGTCATGGTCGCTGCACTTTCTGTGGGGTGATCCATTTTCGCGCTAAGGCCGGTCGAACTACTTCCAGACGCCGGACACTTTCAGGAACGGCGTGCGATACGGTCATGGCGTCACGTTCAAGGTGATTGTCGTGCGTTCGCTGCCCGTCATGCCAGCAGAGACGCGGTCCTTGGTGTCCGCGAGGTCGCGGAACGTCACAGTCGCGCTTCCACCGCCACCAGCGACGATGTCAGACTTGCCAGCCGCGACCGATGTCAGCACGCGCATGATCTGTTCGGCAGAGTACCCCGACTCGATGACGTACTGCCAGACCTTCTGCGCGAGGTTCTCCGGCGACAGCGTCGTGAACGGCGTGATGTCGCCAGCAAGACTTCCCGTGGCGCGAACCGTGGCCGAGCCGACGAACGTGACCGGCGAGGTGCCGAGCGCGTCGATGATCGCGCCGAGCGTGGTCGGTCCGACGGTGAACGTGATCGACGAGGCGCCAGTCAGGCCAACGGCTGCCGCAAGCGTGCCCGACAGCGTCCAGGTCGCCGTGGCCGATCCGCTGGCCGAGACGATCAACTCCAGCTGCGACGGGCCGATTGTGAACGTGATCGAGCTCGAGCCGACGACGTTGCGGCCTGCGGCGACGATCAGCGGCGAGACGGTGAGTTGCACCTGCGACGAGACGAACGCCGACAGCGCGCCCGGCGACTGCGGAAGCAGCCACGCGGACGGATGCCGGTGGCCAGAAGGGATGCCGCCGAGGTTGTCGGCGAGTCCTTGGCCTGCGGTGATGTTGCGCAGTTCGGTGCGGCCCCAGAACGCCCGCTGCATGCCCAACGCGCCGCCGCGAAAGCGCAGCGGCAGCGAGGCGATCGTCGAGGTGTTCTGTTTCAGAGCCACGGATCAGCCCCAGCCAAGTTCCAGATGGCCGTAGAAGTTGGTGCTCGCCGCCGTCGCCGTGCCCGCAAAGTACAGCCACACGAGACACGCGCCGTCGATCACGCGCGGCATCGACGGGAGTTGGTTCACCAAGTCGCGCTCGACGGCCACCGCAGCCGTGGTGAGCGGGATCGTCAGCAGCGGACGAGCAAGGCAGAGCGCGCCAGTGCCTGTGTTGGCTGCCGAGAACGTCACCGTCGCCACCGTGCTGACGCCAGTGTCACCAGACGCCAGCGGGAGGAACGGCCCGTAGTTGTTCGCCGCCAGACCGCTGTGCGAGATGTGCGGCGTGATCGCGCTCGCCGTCATCGCGACCGTGACCGGTAGCGTGCGGCCCGCAGTCGGCACCGTGTTGCTGTAGCTGCAAGCGATGTTCTGCGCGGTGCCGCCTGCCGTCGCCGTCTGCACCCAGTAGAGGCGGCATCCCACACCGTTGGTGTAGCGCAACGTCGGCGTGCCGGTCAGCGTCTGCGCGCTCGTGGTGTTGTTGTTGATGCCGGGCCAGTAGCCCTGGAGGTCCACCAGCATCAGTTGCGCCGGTACACCAGTCGCCACCGCCGTCACTGCGCCGACGTTGAGCACGTGCTTGGTGTCTGCCGAGACGTTGCCGCCGTGGTAGAGGCTGAAGC